GCTGCAGCGCCTGGCGGATCGTGACGCTCTTCACCGGGCCCACACCCCGGTCCAGTCGTCCTCGTAGGTGGCGACGTTCTTGGCGCCGGGCTGGTCGAAGAAGACACCACCGAAGAAGTCCAGCTCCTTGGTGGCCTGCACCGCATAGCGGTAGGCGTCCATCATGTGCGAGTACTTGTCGTGCAGCGGCTTGCTGGTCCACTCCTGCAGCTTGTAGTTGAACTCGTACTTGTAGCCCTCGGCGCACTCGAGGAACCACTGGCAGTTGCCGCTGTGGACGATGAGGTTGTACATCTGCATCCGTGCCTGCTGGATGTCGGTGATGATGTCGTAGTCACCGGAGCGTGAGCCCGGGATCTTCCACACCTTGCCGGACTTGGCCAGCACGGAGACGTTGGGGAACCGCTGCCGCATCATGTCGGCCGGGGTGGTGTTCACCGCCTTCTCGTGGTGGTCACCGTCCCAGGGCAGGATGATCTGGGCGATCTTGTTGAAGTAGTGCTTGGCCTGCAGCTCATCCACGTACTCGGGCAGCGCCTTGCCGTGGCCCTCGCCGCAGTCGTAGATGAACATCTTGTTGTTGATCCACTGGAAGGCGATCCACGACGTGGCGTCGCTGTGCATCCCCGAGGCACCGATGTCGAAGACGACGTACACCGGGTGCGCACCGTTGAGGTTGAACTCGTGGACGCGCAGCTCCGCGACCATCTTCATGTACGCCTCGCCGTAGACGGCGGCGGCGTCCATCTCCTCGAACGAGCAGTGGTACTCCTGCTCGAACATGCGGTCGTTTCCGAACCGCTTCAGGTAGGTCTCGCGGATCCGCTCGAGCTCTTCCTGAGTCAGCACCGGAGGGAGGCCGGCGCGCTTCATCATCGAGTTCGTGTCGTCGATCGTGCGGATGATGACCTGCGCCTCAGGGTTCCCCTTGAGCGACTCCATCAGCAGCCACAGCGGGTTGCGTCGCTTGCCACGTGGGGTCGAGATGACCATCAGCCGCTTCTGCTCGGCGCGGTTCTCGAGGATCGGCATGAGCCGGGGCACCGGGTCTTCCCGGCTGAACAGCGCCAGCTCGGTGATGGTGTAGTCCTGGAACGCGGTGCCCACACCGGACTTGTCCTGCCCGGACTGGAAGTACCCCTGCAGCTTCAGCCTGCTGTGGTTGGAGAACCGCCCCTCCATGACGGTGTCCTTCCAGTCCACCGACTCGGGAGGGACGTTGTCCTTCAGCCCGCGGATGTAGTCACCGGACGGGATGTCGAGGTACGTCTTGTCCCAGAGGATGTCGCGGACCATCGGGTTGTTCAGGCTGATGTAGACCCCAGTGGTCTTCGGGATCTTGAGCCGTGCCTCGCACTGCTCCATCGAGGCCGCCACGTCCTTGCCCGCCTGCCGGTGCAGGATGCCGATGCCGTACCGCTTGGAGCGCCACATCTTGTGGAGCTCTTCCTGGTACGGCCTCGGACGGTAGAAGACGGGGAACGTGGCCACGGGCTACTTCTTGGTGGCCTTCGCCTTGGGCTTGGCCTCGGGCTCGGGCTCCTCCTCGACAACGGAGGGGTACCGCTCGCCGGCGCCCTGCTCGGGGACCACGTGCTGCTCGGTGACGGCAGCCTCACGTGACTCGTTCTTCGTCTCGAGCTCCTCGACGACGGCTCCCATGAATCCTTCGGACGGTGCTCCCATGACTAACCCTTCTTGGCAATCCGCTGCCAGGTCTCACGGATCACCTGCTTGGTGGACTTGTTGGTCTCGGCGCCATCTGGCTTGGTCACCGTGATCATCTTCCCCCAGACCTTGTCGGCTGCGTTGTCGTTGTTCTCGGAGACGGCCTTGGCCGACTCCTCGCGCACGATCTCGCGGAGACGGATCCACTCTTCTGCGTTCAACTCGGGCTCCTCGGGGTGTGGGATGGTGACATCGTTCAGGTCCCAGGCCCAACCGATGTAGTGCAGGCTGGGCCAGTTCTCGTCGAACCAGTCCAGGGTTCTGGTCGCCACGATGCCGGAACCTCCGGCATCGGTGGAACGGACGGGGGCGGCCGGTCCACCGACACCGGGAGCCACGTGGCCGTGACCACTGGAGCCTCCGATCCAGAATGCCATCGCCCCTCGAGGGACGCGACGGTCTCCGGAGTGACGGTCGTGGGTGTGCAGCCAGGCGGTGGTGGCGTCCGGGTACTTGGCGTTGATGCCCGCCCACTGCCTGCTCTGCTGCAGGCACATGCCGGGCTTGTTGCGCAGCGTGCGCTCAGCGTTCCTCGCCGTCTGCTCGGCCGTGTTGACCAGGGTCGACCTGGCCAGCAGCAGGCTGCGGGATAAAGGGAGCGGCGCCTGGGTCGCAGCCTCCAGGAAGTCGATGACGATCTGCGCCTGTGACGGCTCGGTCGCCTCGTCGTCCTGGGTGCCCATGTCAGGGGGCTCGGGGATACTCATATCTGCAGGTTGGGCAGGCCGATGGTGCCGAACAGCGTGGAGAAGTCCTCGGTATCCGTGCCGCTGCCAGCCTTGGAGGTGATCCCCGCCTGCGGCTGCTCCGGGGGCGAGGCCGGAGCCGCCGCAGGCGGGGGAGTCGCAGCGGGGGCTGGGGTCGAGGCAGCCCCTGCTGCTCGCTCGGCGGCCACTTGGACGCGGAGCTGGTCGATGAGTGGCTGGACGGGGATGCTGTACCCCTGGAGCTTGTCGTCAGCCCTCAGCTCGTACGGCTCTGCCATCTTGGCGAACCGGTTCGCCAGGTCGACGTCGAAGTCCCTGGTCCCGGGGATCAGGTCGGCGTTGTTGCGGAACAGGTCGATGCTGGCGTGGATGGTGTTGATGAAGTCCGCCTGCTCGTCCATCGCGCGACTTGCGCGGTCACGCACCTCGTCGGCCAGCTGCTGCTTGACGGCGCTCTGCCAGTCGCGCACGTCCTCGGCGTCCTGCAGGGTCTCCATCCCGTCCTTGCCGATGGCCGGGACCTCGAGCCCGATCATCGTGCGCGGGTGCTGGGAGATGGCGTTGAAGTAGTTGACGTGCTCCTCACGCACCTCCTGCAAGGCCATCTGCTGGTACGCCTCGGTCACCCGTTGCTCGAAGGCAGTGGAGACATCTCCGAGTCGGGGTCCCAGGTCGGCTGCGGAGGCAGTCCAAGCAGCCGGTCGATCTCCTCCTCCGACTGGTGCGGGAACGGCGGGTGTGCCGTCAGCCCGGGTGTCGGGTTGTACGGCTTGGGTTCCGGCGGAGCCAGGCTCTCCGGCTGTGGGGATGGGGGCCACGGCCACGGCTCCGGCTCCAGCGGTGTCAGCCGCTCCACCAGCAGCGCCTGCGCCCGGTACATCTCCTGCAGGAGCAGCAGCCGGCGCGTCTCCCGTGCCAGCCGGCGCTCCGCCTTCCTCTGGCGCAAGGACGTCCATGAGTGCCGCAAACGCAGCGTCACCCGATCGAGGAATCTCGATCTCTTCAGTCGTCTGCTCACTCACCGGTCACCTTCTCCTTCAGATCCTCGAGAGCCTGGGCCAGCTCCATCTTGTCGGCGTCGGTGAAGTCGAACTGGATGTTCTCCAGGTACGAGGTGAGCCCCGTCTGGTCGAAGAACATCTTGTGCACCTCGCTGATGGCGGCCAGGTCGATGGCCGCGTCGGCGTGCAGGCAGTCCCAGTCCAGCTCCCACTGGAGGATGGCCAGCTGCCAGGCGACGAGCAGCCGCTTGTAGTGCTGCACGTTCTCGACCGCGTCCTCGGCGGGAGTGGCGTACGTCAGGCACTCCTGGTCGGACTCGATCTCCTCGTCGAGGATCTTGGCCAGCTGCGCGATGCGGTCGTAGTACAGGTCGCGGAAGGCGTACATGTCGCCGTACCCCACATCCCGGTAGGCGAAGATGATCCGGGTGGCCCACTGCGGGGTGGGCCGCTCCTTCCGCTCGGAGGTGGCGGGCTTGAGCACCTCGCGCCAGATGTGCAGGATCGGACGGAAGAGCGTCTTCTCGAGCTCGTCCAGCTGGTCCTGCTCGGGGGTCTCGTCGGTCATGCCACTTCCTTCGTGTTGATGATGAGCGCTGCCTTGTGGTCAGAGCGGAGGATGACGTTGCCCACCCTGTTGACGTACTGGTGGCTGGTGACGTCGAGCGCCCGGTCGACACTCGCGTCGATCCTGGCGCCGGTGATGGCGCCGCGGATCCGGTTGGCCAGCAGCGTGGGCCCGGGGCCGGGCTCGCCGGCGCGGCGGTTGAAGTCGGCCAGCACGATGCGCTGCCGCTCCTTGGCCCGGACCTTGGAGTCGGCGTTCCGGTCGGGCCAGTCCTGCCTGGTCCACGGGGCCATCCGCGCGGTCAGGAAGTTGATGCCCTCCATCTGCGCGTCGAAGGTGTTGTTCGTGCCCTTCGGCGGCTGGTGTCCGACCAGCACCTGGTCGGTGTCGACGCGGAGCTCGGCCCAGGCGCGCGCCTCGTGCTCGCCGGGGCCCTCGGTCCGGTGCCATGTCTCGTGCATGTCGTGCCACTTCACGGACTCGAGGTGGCCTTCACGGACGTACACGGCGACGTTGGCCCGTGACTTGGTGGACCGGTCCCGTACCTGGCTGTAGCCGGGCAGGTTCTCCAGGTCGTAGCCGATCGCCTCGCACAGCCCGAGGACCAGCGGCTTCCAGCTCAACAGCGCGCGGATCTCCAGCCGGATGCGCGACTGCGCCCGGCCGACCCGCAGGTTGTAGAACTGGTACTGGTTCATCCGTGCTGGCCCAGCACTCTCGACCGGTACTCGGCCTCGATGGCGCGGACCGTGGTGCGGATGTCGTAGCAGAGGACGTTCTGGACGTATTTCAGCTTGACGTCGGCGGGCACCAGCTCGGAGCCCCCGTAGAAGGTGCGCACGTCGTCGAGGTCGAATCCGTCCTCGCTGTTGTAGGTGACCACCTTGAACGGGAACCGCGGGTCACGGTAGATCCCGACCTGGTAGGACGGGAGGGTGATCTTGATCTCCGCCGGCCGGGCGTTGGCCATGTCGCCGGAGACCTCGAAGGTCTCGGTGTAGTCACCGGACTTGACGGTGACCTCCTTGGAACCGGGGTCCATGTAGCGCAGTACCCGGCGAGCGCGAGGCTTGGGGTAGGCGGGCTTGCGTACCTCCTCCTGCAGCCAGACACGGCCCTGCTCGTCGGTGCGGATGGGCTCGTCGAGGTCCTTGGTGTTCTGCCGCTGGCCCGCCATCTCGTTCGGGTCCATCGCTGCGACGGGAGCCGTGGGCTGCGCGGGTGCGGGCGGTGGCACCTGGAACCCGAAGAAGGCCGCGGCCTCCGGGTCGGGTGGCGGAGCGGCGGGCGCGATGTAGACGTCCTCCCGCTTCGGCAGTGGCGGCTCGAGCGGCTGGGCTGCGCCGGCGGCCACCAGCTTCTCGTGCGCTTCCTTCAGCTCGGCGGTGCTGTACTCCCGGTAGTGCTTGGGGAAGTCGACGCCTGCGTCCTTCAGCGCCTGGAAGTAAGCGGACTTCTCGGTCTGGCTCATGCAGGTCCTTAGGTGGGTCAGGGCGTCTTTCTGGGGCTAAGGCACAGAGTAGGCCCAGGACGCCCAGAATCGCCATCAGGGGCGTGTAGACACCCCGACGGCAGGACGCCCCTGTCTACATGTCTACGTGCCCTGACCAGGCACGATGGCCCGGACAGGGGCCTTGTAGACACGTAGACACCCCACCTGGAAACCTTCTGCTCCCGAGTTTGAACAGAAACTACGGTGTCTACGTGTCTACATCGGCCGAAAACGGCCTCTGACCTGGGCTTATGTGTAGACACAGGGGGGTGTCTACATGCTGTCTACATGTCTACATCTCAGGGAGGCGACAACGGTCTCGTCGTGAGCCACGACCCGCCGTAGTAGACCTGCACGTAGGCCCCTGACGAAAGCACCTTGATGCCTGCGGACGGAGTGCGAACCGCGACCTGGACGACCTGCGCACCCACTCGCAGGTGGACCTGGATGTCGTCGAGGACCACCGCGGTCTGCACCATCAGCGCTCCGAGCCGGGCATCGGTCACCGGTCCCGGTGAGCCGGAGGAGACCCAGCGCGTGTTGATCTGCGCAGCGGTCGGCGCCGTCGAGTAGAGCGCGAGCTCGTCGATCTTGCCGTCGAACTTGGGGTTGCCGTGCCAGTAGCCTGGCGCACCGACGGTGAGCGGAGAGGTCGTGGTCCTGATCGTCTGGCCGCCGGCGGACGAGGCGTCCAGCACGCCGTTGATGTAGATCTTCCACACGCCACCCTCGAGGGACGCGCCGACGTGCGCGATGTAGCCGGTGCTCAGCACTGTCGGAGCGGTGAGGGTGAACGGTCCTGCACCCGGCGTCCACCAGGTCACGTAGACCTGCTGGCCCGAGATCCCGAACAGCCACGACCTGTTGGTCTCGTCGTCGCGCGCGCAGATGACTCCGGTCACACCGTCCGGCCTGATGAGGCAGTCCATGCCGACGATCGTGTTCATCCACGCAGCGTCGTAGGCGAGCGAGCCGTAGCCCGAAGCCAGGTAGCCGGTGCCCAGGAAGTCCACGCAGGTGTTGGCGTCCCCGACCAACAGGCCGGGCTGGTTGCGGGTGAACTCGCCCCCGAGCCAGCCGAAGTGCCGGGCGTTGCCCGAGGAGTCCAGGGCGTTGCCGCTGACATCCGAGAGCCGGTAGTACGCCAGCGGGGTGTTGGCCATCACCGCGGCGTCGTAAGCCGTCGAGGTGTCCATCGTGGTGGCGGACACCAACACCCAGGACGAGCTGCCGGTGGGGTTCTTGGCGCGTACCTCGAGGTCGTAGGCAGTGTTCTGGGCGAGCCCGGTCCAGGTGTAGGTGAACACGCCACCGACGTCGACCGGGGTGCCGCCGTTGATGCGGACCTCGTAGGACGACGGTGTACCGCCAGAGAGGGGTAGCGCCCAGTTCAGCGTCGCCTTGAGGATGGCTCCGGTACCGCTGACACTGGATGGGTCACCCGGCGGCGCCGCTCCGGAGAGTCGGGCGTTGTAGTGGGCCAGGACCCGGGCGGCTGACAGCGCGGTGCCGTAGAAGGCGATCTCGTCGATGTCGCCCTGGAAGTTGGCCGAGGCGTCGCTT